CTCGAACGCGCGACGGTGCAAGTTTTTATTAACGATTCCTTACGATCACTTATGTTTTATAAGTAATGCTTGACTTTTTATAATAATCTGTTATGGTGTTCAAAATAGGGAGTAATCATGCAGAAGATACAAGCTATAACAATTTCTGTTACCCAAGAACTATTTGACGCTCTTGTTAAGCGGGCCGAACTGGAAGATCGTAAGCCGACATCGTTGGCGAGGATTATTCTGAAGCGGGAATTGTTAGGTAATGTTAAAACTATCCGAGAACCATTGAGTGTGGTAAAATGAGGCCAAAGTATTATCAGCCGGACTTTAAGCATAATAGGCTCTACGATGGGGTGCGTTGGAGACGAGTTGCGAAGATGTTCCTTGATCAGAATCCGTTATGTGCTCCGTGCCTGAAGTCAAATAAGGAGACACCAGGGACAATCGTACACCATAAAATTGAGCACAAGGGGAACGTAGAGTTATTTTATGATTGGAATAATCTGGAGTCGGTTTGCGCATCGTGTCATTCAGGTCACATAAGGGTTAGTGAGCATGTTGGATATAGCCAATCTTGCGATGCGGATGGATGGCCTACAGATTCACGGCATCCTAATAGTAAAGAAAGGTGGATAAAATGAAAGGGTTGATATTAATTATTGCAGCGATTCTTGTTTGGCTTACTAAAGACAAATGGAACTGGAGGTAATATTATGGCACAAGGCAGGCGCAAGCCAGTAGAATTAGAAATACTTGAAGGTAATCCAACGCATCGACCAATTCCTATAATCCCACAGGCACCGTTTGCGGATACCGATACTATCCCGCCTGATTATCTAACTGATGCTTATGCTTTGGCTGAGTGGAATAGGGTAGCTAAGGAGCTCCACATTATGAAGGTCTTCTCCGGCATTGACCAACATACACTATCTGCTTATTGCCTTGCCTATTCCCGGTGGCGGAAAGCGGAAGAGGAAATCCAGAAATTAAGTGAATTGGTGGGGGTATCAAAGTCATTAGTACCAGAATCACCAACGGGGTTAGACGTTGAAAGAATATTAGTCAAGATAGCCAGAGCCGAAAGATCCGACATGGTGAAATTGGCTGAATCGTTAGGGATGACTTGCATGGGAAGAACCAAGCTGGGTGTGAAGGTAGAACGTGGAGTTAAATCTAAGTTTTCTGGCCTCGTGGGGATAAATGGTGGCGGTAAGTAAAAAGAAAAAGGTGGATATAGCAATCCCTATTCACGCAGAGGTCTTTAAGGATGTATCCAAGGAAGATCGGGAAGCACTGACCCTATTTCAAGATGGGGGGCTAAAGGGTACTTCTGGTTGGTGGGAACTTGATGCCTACTGGGTGCATACTTATAATTACACTCTCCGTGTCCAGCTAATATTCGACTTTATAGAACAATTAATAGTCCCATCTGGTAAAGGTAAAGGCGAGCCACTTGTCCTTCGTGATTGGCAGAAGGCGTTTATCCGTGATATCTACAATCCGGTAAATGAAGATAGGCTTAGGATTGTGCTTCGCGCTATCTTGAGTGTAGGGAGGAAAAATGGGAAGACTCTGATTATTTCCTGCTTATGTCTTGTCCATCTCGTTGGCCCGGAAGCTACGAATAATGGTGAAATCTACTCAGCGGCCAATGAACGCGAACAGGCTGCCATTGTATTTAAATATGTCCAGCAGATAGTCCGTGCCGATGCTGAACTTGAATCGTATATTACCATTGTTCCATCAACAAAAACTATGGTGTGCATGTCGAACGGCAGCACTTACAAAGCAGTATCTGCAGAAGCAGGCACTAAGTTCGGTTACAACCCGACCGTTGTGATATATGATGAATTAGCACAATCCAAGAACACCGATCTCTATACCGCTTTCGATACGTCAATGGGTGCAAGGATGGAAGCGGGTGAAGAACCATTGTTTGTGGTAATCTCTACCCAAAGCAAAGACCCGCAGCATATCTTGTCCCAATTAATCAATGACGGCATCCAGAAACGCGATCCTACGGTTGTTTGCCACCTATACACAGTTCCCTTGGCTGAAGACAACGAAGAGGATGATGCACTTACTAATGAATCTAAGTGGTACTTGGCGAATCCTGCTTTAGGAGATTTTCGGTCACTCACCGAGCTACGTGCATTTGCTAAAAAGGCAATCAGAATGCCGGTGTTCGAGAATGAGTTTAGAAATTTCTATCTTAACCAGTGTGTTGATTCTAAAGCCCCTTTAATCCCTCGTGCCGAGTGGATAGGATGCCGTGGTGAAGATGGTGCTGCTGAAATAATTCCCGGCGAGGATATTATATTTGGGTTGGATTTATCCGGCAAGACCGACTTGACTGCCTTAATCGGCGTATCATCTGGTGAAAGTGATAAGGTTAAATCTTGGTTTTGGAAACCAAAAGACACATTGGATGAACACGAGAAGCGGGACCGTGTACCTTATGCTTTGTGGGAACGGCAAGGTCATATAAAAACCACACCCGGCAAGTCAATCCAATATTCATTCATAGCCCAAGAGATAGCTGAGATAAGCAAAGTTTACAATATCGTAGGCATAGCATTTGACCGTTATCGAATAGACGATCTTCGTAATGCTATGGATGGGATCGGGTTAAATAGCTATATTGAGAAGAAGGATAAAGATGGAAACCCCATCATAGAGCCATCGGGAGGCATTAGAATGGTTCCGTGGGGTCAAGGATACGCCTCGATGACCGGGGCGGTAGAGGCTTTGGAAGGTTCGATATTAGATAGGGTACTGGTGCATGACGGGCATCCATGCTTAACTTGGAATATATCTAACGCTATGGTAATAAGTGACGCGGCAGGGAACCGGAAATTGGACAAGAGCCAAGTGAGGTTCAGGATCGACGGAGCGGTAAGTTTGGCTATGGCAGTAGGATTGAAAAGTAGAGATAGAAAAGGATTGCCGAAACCATCAGGATTTACAGGCCAATCATCAGAAGCAATGATGGTGGAGATGGCTATAGGAAGGCTATAACCTTAACAATTTAACCAAAAAGGAGAATTAATCATGGGAGAATCAATGCGACGCAACAAATTAAGCCAGTTTCCGAATCAGCATCCATTACCTCAACCTCAGCAGATTAACGTTGATATTAAAGATGCTACCCCGAAACTATGCTCATGTGGTTGTAAGTTTTTCCAACCGGCTATCATGTGTTATACTGTATCGGCTTTATTGTCGCCAACCGGTCAGGAATTGTTAGCCCAGCAGCCTGTTCTCGTGTGTATGGAGTGCAAAATACCGATGGAATTGGGGAAATAAAGGAGGGAATGCGATGAATTTACCTGAATCATTTGTAGTCTCAGGGCTTAAATTATCCGAAGGTGCAACAATTATGGGGATTAAATTTGCCGATATGACGCGAGACGAGCTTATTGCGGTAGCGGCACATGGTTGGACGGAGGAGGCTAACGCACGTAAAGAAGGATTAAGACAAGTGAATTTTATGCGTGATTTGAATAGATTGAGTAGAAGAGGTTAGCAATTTAACCCAAAAGGAGAGTAAAATGGAAGAAATAACGTATTGTTGCAATTGTCAGTACATAATTAAGCCTACCGGGGCACCATATATGCCACATCCATTGTCTTTGTGTGCTAAAAGTGGTGGTATTAATTTTGTCACAGGGGAGAAAGTCCCAATGTTGTGTAAGGATATAAATTTAGAAGGTCATTGTACGATATTCAAGAAAGCTTAAAATTATATCTAAAAAGGAGAGTAAAATGGCACCAAAATTCGCATCATCACCCACTACTAAGCCTATTTTCGATAAGACTGGAGTTGATTATTCAAAATTAGACGGCCCCTTAGATGAAACTCCACGCCCAATGGTTTCTATGATTAAACCAGTCCCCGATCCCCCTGTTACTGACTTGCCCACCAAGAACCTGCTGCGTGTATCCGAGGCTGCTGAATACTTTGGAGTTCACGAGCGCACGATTAGATTATGGATTGAACATGGACACCTACAAGCGGAGAAGCCAGTGGGAACGGTGTTTATAAGCAGGGAATCAATTAAGAACTTTCGATTAATGGGACGAAGGGTGGAATAAATTGATAGAACGAATGTACCACAATCTCCCCATATTTCCTAACGATTCATAATCTATACCATTTTTTTACCATTTAGCCAACTATCTAATATCTCTACTGTTTTAATCCTTGCAATCCCATCATCTATACCTTTACAATTAGGCCAACTTACTACACCCCTTGCTTACAGGTGGCTTAATTGCAATTATTTCCGACATTCTCTAAAGTTAAATCCATCCTATCTACCGATATTCGCAAGATATTTAACCTTTCTGTTACAGACCCCCGTGCGTGGGATACATCGCTTTGGAACCTCATGGGCTCGCAATCAGTATCAGGCGAGAGTGTATCAGAGCATTCAGCATTACAATATTCGGCTGTCTGGGACGCGGTAGGTCAAATATCCGCCACAATATCCACTTTACCCCTCCACCTACTCCGTTCCGACGCCAATAAAACCATCCAAGCTACCGATAAACGCTTATTTCGTGTCATGCACAGCGAATTCAACAAGTACATGACCGCTCAGATAGGCCGCGAAGTATTAGCATCCCATGCACTCACCTGGGGTAATGCCTACGCCGAGAAAGTCTACAATGGCTATGGTGAAATCATCGAACTCTGGCCTATCACCCCCAACCGAGTACGAATGGAGATGAAAAACAGAGAGTTAATCTACAATATCCGCGTAGATAGCCAAGAAATACCTCTCACCCGCGCCCAAATACTCCATGTTCCCGGCTTAGGGTTTGATGGATTCCAAGGTTATTCTGTAATCTCAATGGCTCGCAAGTCAATCGGGCTTGGAATGGCGATGGAAACATTCGGTGCTATGTACTTTGGTAATGGTACTCATCCCGGCGTGATCGTATCTCATCCCATGAAGCTCGACCCCATTACCAAGTCGAATCTCCAAACCGCGCTAACTAAAACTTACTCAGGATTAGGTCAATCGCACCGGCTCATGCTGCTTGAAGAAGGCATGAAGATTGAAAATATCGGTGTGCCGCCTGAAGATTCGCAGTTCTTGGAGTCGAGAACTTTTCAGATTTCCGATATCGCAAGATGGTTTCATATTCCAGTTCATAAGTTGAAAAACCTTGAACGAGCCACTAATAACAATATTGAGTCCGAACAGGCATCCTATTACATTGACTGCATTCTCCCGTGGCTCATCCGCCTTGAGCAGTCATTCGATATGCAGCTTTTGTCAGAACCCGAAAAATGGAAGCAGCGACTTTTCTTCCGCCATAATGTCGATGGCCTTCTTCGCGCCAACACTAACGACCGTGCTAACTACTATAAAACAATGGCAAGCATTGGTGGCATGACGATCAACGACATCAGGGCCAAGGAAAATATGGATTTGTTCACCGACCCCTATGCCGACGAGCCATTTATAGCAATTAACAATATGATTCCACTATCCAAAGTAGACGAATGGTTGGCTAATCAAGCAAAATCAGCACAACCAACACAACCATTAAATGTATCAAGCAATGTACCAAAGGAGGCAACCCCATGAAGAAATGGTTTAATATCGTAAATAAATCTGACCGTTCAGAGATTTGGATTTACGAGCAAATTGGTGAGGATTTCTGGTCTGGCGGCGGGATTACTGCTAAATCATTTCAGAAGGAATTAGCCGCCATCAAATCGCCTCAGATTGACCTCCATATCAATAGTCCGGGCGGAGAAGTTTTTTCAGGAATTACTATCTATAATTTGCTCAAGCAGCATCCGGCCAACGTAACCACTTATATCGACGGGTTAGCGGCCTCAATAGCCTCGGTAATCGCTATGGCAGGCAATGAAATCTACATGGCCGAGAACGCTCTCATGATGATTCACAACCCGTGGGGATTTGCAATGGGTGACTCTACCGAGATGCGTAAGACGGCTGACCTCCTGGACAAAATATGTGAATCGCTCATTATCGCCTATTCCGACAAGTCCAAGAAGAAAAAGGAAGAAATCAAGTGTCTTATGGACGAGGAAACCTGGCTGTCGGCAGATGAAGCTATGGAACACGGATTCATCGACAACGTAACCGAATCGATGGATTTGGCGGCCTGTGCTAAATTCATCCCGATTATGTCCAAGGCCAAGTTCAAGCACATTCCCGAAGCATTAAAAGAACATAAACCCATCCCTACCGCTACCGACTTGGAACGCTCCCTCCGTGAAGCTGGGTGCAGTATCAAGCAGGCCAAGGCGGTGTTGTCAAAAGGGTTCGCAGAGGCTTTCCGTGATGTTGAGCCAGCCGACCCCATTGATGATGTTCCGCCTACAGACCAACTTCCTCGTGATGTCGAAGTCCCTGCGCCTGTAGCAAAAGTAGACCCCATAGCAGTAGCAGATGTAGTAACCGAACCACCGCACGAACCGGCCCCTGCACCCAAGAAGAAAGACCGGATTGCCGACTTGCTGGTTAGAGCGGAAATATTGGCACCATCAAAATAACCCATACTAAAAAGGAGTAATAACCATGAAAACAGTCAGTCAGTATAAAGAAGACATCAAAGCCATCATGAAGAAAGCGGCGGATATTGATGCCAAGGCAATCGCAGAGTCCCGCGATCTTACCAACGACGAACTCAATATCAAAAATGAAATCTTCGACACGGTAGAAGAGCTGAACAAAACTATCGCTACCCTTAGCCGCCAGGAGCGTGTCAATAGCCTTTTGGAAAGCGGCGAGTCTGTCACCATCCAGAGAGACAAGACCGTTGCAAATCTGCGCGACAAGAAAGACAAGTTCAATTCGCTCGGTGAGCAGATGGCAGCGGTTTTGCAGGCTGGTCTTCCCGGTAAATCCGTCGATCCCCGTCTCTATAACGCCGCTTCCGGTGTGAACGAAACGATTCCGAGCGAGGGCGGATTTTTGGTTCAGCAGGACTTTGCTTCCGAACTTTTGCAAGATGTTATTGCAACTGGAATTTTGGCCCCGAAGTGCCGTAGAGTAACCATTTCTGGTAATTCAAATTCCACCAAAATCAACGGCATTGACGAAACTTCGCGTGTTTCCAGCCGTTATGGTGGCATCGTTTCCTATTGGGAGGGGGAAGCCGATCAGTACACTGGCAAAAAACCCAAGTTCCGCCAGATCGAATTGAACCTGAAAAAGCTAACTGGCCTTTGCTATGCGACCGACGAAAATCTCGCAGATGCTTCTCAGCTTGAAGGTATTATTCGTGAATCGTTCAATGGCGAGTTCGGCTTCCAGATTGACGATGGGATTTGGAATGGTACTGGTGCCGGTCAGTTCCTTGGTGTCCTCAACGCTGGCTCGCTGGTAACAGTACTCAAGGAAACTGGACAGAAAGCCTCTACTATTGTCGCTGAGAATGTCATTAAAATGTCCAGCCGTATTTTTGCATCCTCTTATTCAAATGCTGCATGGTACGTGAATCAGAACACTCTACCGCAGCTTTACACGATGTCCATTGCGGTTGGTACTGGTGGTCAGTTGGTATTCACTCCTCCAGGCGGAATTTCCGGTGCGCCTTATGGAACATTGCTTGGTCGCCCGGTTGTTCCGATTGAACAGGCTGCTTCGCTTGGTACGGTTGGCGATATAGTTCTTGCCGATTTGTCCAAGGGTTACATCCTCGCTGAGAAGGGTGGAATTCAGAGCGCAATGAGCATTCATGTTCGATTTGAATATGGGGAAAGTCTCTTCCGTTTCACCCTTCGCATGGACGGCCAGCCGGTTCGTGCATCTGTATTAACTCCTTATAAGGGATCGGAAACACAAGGGCATTTCATTGCATTACAGAGTCGGACATAAGGATAATTGTAAATTGCTGGGTTGAAATATACCCAGTATTACCACGATTGATCATAACTTTTAACATTAACAAGAATTAATAAGGAGGATTCACAATGAAAAACGGATTTTACATTCCAGAAAAAGGGCATTATGCACCTTTGCTTCTTCCGCAGGATTTGCAGGGTAGTGCAAGAGCTTCCACAGTTATTCGTATGAAAAATTATGACCATGCCGATATTTTTGTCTATATCGGTGCATCGACTCGTGCGGCGGGGATTATTACCCTTGAATCATGCAGCA